GAGTTTTATTCATTTTTTATGCTTGGAAGTCCACAAAGTCCGTTGTAGCGTTTCCTAGTGCCTCATCGCTTGGAAGTACGTTGTTAGGAATCCAATGCACATCCATCGCTGGGTCTTCGCTAGCGTGCCAGTTTAACAAGCTTCTAACCTCATTGCCTGTAAAATATGGAGATTTGCCATAAGTGTCCAAAATTACTTGCACATCTGGTTGTAACTCGGAGAATGATGAAATATCAAAATCAATCACATAATCCATGCCGTAAGACATACCTAGCCATTGCGTAAACTTCTCCTCAATCATTTGGAGCTGTGGCATAATCACATCTGTAACCAAAGCCTTCTGCGCACCTTCCAAATTGGCATAGGTTGCGTTAGATGTAAACAAAACAGGGTTGACTCCCCAAAGACCGCAAAGAGTTTGCAAATCCATGTTCTGAGAGTTAATAATATCCATCGCAACTGGCGACAATCCAATTGCATCGTAACGCAACGGAATCGAGGATGCAACAATCTTATTTAAGTTCTTATTACCGTTTATCCTCTCATCTATCCGCTCATCCATCTTAGCGCGCTGATCAGGGGATGGCCAGAACTCAGGGTTTGTGATATTCGGAGAAATAATTCCTTTCGCTCCTCCATTCTGGAAAGTCTTCTGCTTTGCCTCTGTCGCTTCGTTGTTAGCTTGCAATGTTGTTAAACCAGCCAATAGTGGAGGCATTCCACGAAGTTGCGCGCCATTTAAATCCCAAGTTAAATTTGTGGTTTTAATATGCAAAACTTCATTCGCTGGAATTTCAATGTTCTGATCACCAATTATCAATTTGTAACCTCTTACAGGCTCAAATAAACTACCAGCCACAATCTCGACATAGTTAGACGGCAAAACGTACATCTCCTTAATTTTGCCCTTATTTAAACCATCCTGTGGAGCAAAGCCGTAAACAAATATCTCGCCGCTAGTATTGTACCACGTTAGCATAGAATCCAAGAATTCCGCCCAAGTTTGCATCGGGTTAGGATTCTTAATCAACTGGCTTACGGGATCGGTATAACTTACATCTTCAAGCTCCTTCTTTCTAAATGCTATGCTTTGCAATCTGTTAAGCTCTTTTGAGTTATATTTTCCGCCTCTGTATTTTTTAGCTGCTTGGGTCTCTCTGTAAACGTAAGTAGGGCACTGCTTGCCTTTCTCGGCTATCTTTCGAATAATTGAGTAAACAAGCGCGTTTCCTTTGTATCCTTTGTCTATAAATGTTTGTTGATTTGAGTCATACCAAACAACCATCGTGGAGGCCGTAAATTGGCCATAAAGTATTTGATTGAGAAGGTTTACATCGGGTTTCTGAGGTGTCGAAATAACCGTAGGAGTAATGTATGACCTTAGAGCCTTTAATAGCATAGCATATTCGTTTTAGCAAATATACTTATTTATTCTTTTCTAAAAATGTAACTCCGTAAAACCAAGTTACTACCATAACAGCGCGAGCGCTCCAATGCCAATTAAATACGTTAAAATCCAATGTCACAAAAACTATAAATAAATAAGTGATTAGCATTAAAATAAGCGCGGCAATTGTTTCTTTTTTCATATTGAGAATTCAAAGTTGTTTTTTACCATTAGTTCTGTTAATCCCCAAACAAGCGCGTCAACTCTATCGGGCGATTTTCCTTTATCAGGGTTAAAGGTTACCATTTGCGATTCTAAGATTGGGAAGCTACCAACGTGATAAATTTGCCCTTGTTCGTATAATGAATAAACGGGCTCGGCTCTTACATATTTTCCCTTTGTCGCAGTTACTAGCTTTATTCTATAGTTTGAGCCTTGCGACTTTAATACAGCTTCGACCATGTCACCACCTTGGTTTTTTTCCGCGACTATGCAGTCGGCGTTCCAACGGAAGGCGGCGTCGTTGGCTACCTTTGCCCAATGATTAGGCGAATATTTTCCGCTTAAGTCCTCGAGTACATATCCAAAGCCTTCTTTGTCCTTACCGACAACAATTAAGCCGGTTTCGTCGCTTTGCATGTTAGCAGTAACGGCGGGATCAATTGCCACAACTATTCTAGTTAGGTTCGGCGCTTCATCTATTCTAGCTTTTCCGATTATTGCGCGATTCCATAGCATACCGTCGGCGTCATCCAACCAAGTACCTAAAAATAGGTGTTCATATCGCGCGCGATTCTCTCTTTTGGTTTTTTCCGCGGCTTGTATGAATGAATCGGATAAGTTCTCTTTGTTGTCTATGTATGTCGTGTGTATGTACGTTGTATCCGTTCGTTTCTTTTTTACAAAGTCGTTGTATATCCAATGGCTTTTATAAGACGGATTCATTACTAAAATCACGCGATTATAATTTTCCTTAGCTCTTATAGAAAGGTCGACTTTGTCGAATACGTCGGAGTCGGTTAGTTCCTCGGCTTCGTCAATTACCCAAGTTGACAAACCGGCAATCGATTTAAGGTTTGCAGTGTTCACGCCGGAACTCGTTTTAATGCCACGAAATAGAATCTTTGATCCTGTTAATTTATTAATGATTTCGGATTGCGTCACCTCAAAGTCGTTTACCTTTCCCATGATTTCTATCTTGTCTAAAAATTCCGGAATAATCGAAATAAACGCCGAAACCAAGGTGTAACGCGTAAACAAAATTACGTGTCCTTTTTGATAAGTTAGATTTAACAGAAATAACGCTAACGTCCAACTTTTGCCCGATCCACGTCCGCCGGTGATAAGATAATACCTTGTATCCGGCGTTTCATAAAATAACGGTTTATAATCCTCCAATAAATTGATCATTTAGAAAAGATAGGTTTGTTGATTATCAATTGACAAAGGTTCGTTTACTTCCAGCGGAATTAAAGCCTTATTTTCGCTTTGTTCGTCGTCGTCATCATTTATCACCTTTGCCGCGGTGATCGCCGCATTACGGCCAATCCACTGTATAGGAGGGGCAATTTTTTCACCGTTCGAAGTAACGTCGATTTGTTGCTTTGGTAAACCAAACCGGTACGAAAGCCAAAGTTTTAACGCGTTCGTGTCGCCTTGTTGACATTTGTACAAAAGCGCTTCCCATATTTTTTCAGGGACACAAATCGCGTCTAATTGTTCTATAAGCTTGATTTCCAATATCTTAGGGGGTCGGCCTGAATTTGGTCTAGGTCCGCCGCGTTTCTTTTTTTCCATATGTTACAAAGTACTGCATTAAAAAATAGGTTTAATTTGGTTAATCAAAGTAAAGGTAATTGAAAATAAATAAAAAATAATTAAAAATATATTTACAAAGTATTGCAACTTACAAAGCTTTGTATTATTTTTACTTAACAATACAACGGAACGGAATAAGTCCAAAGCCGAAAAAAGATCAAAAAAAGATTAAAAAAAAGTAAAGAAATAAAATAAAACACTTGACTTATATTACAAAGATTTGTAAATTTACTTAACAATTAGAAACAACAACAACACTAAACACACAAACAAATGACAACTTCAAACAACAACACCGCAACAAAAAACAACGAAAATGCAAAAGCTAATATTATAGCTTTCGGCATTATGGCAGTGGTACTAATCATTGGCCTAATTTACGGAATGCAGTTAGAAGCAATAGGATACTAAAATGAGAAAGGCAAAAAAAGTACTCGCACAAATCATTTACACAATTATAGCATTTAGTCCAATCTTTTTTTTAGGATACTGAAAGAAGTTAACACTACTTAAATAAACACAAACAACACTAAAACACTACAGACATGAAAACTCAAAACTTATTAGGAACCGGTAACACTAAACTAGTAAAGACTGCAAAAGAGTTCGGCGTACGGATATTTAATTTTTCAATACCAGCGGGCAACGACAAAAAGAGCGGCAAAATAACTTGTCCTTTCGCTGGTAGCTGTTTAAAACTTTGCTATGCAAAACGCGGAATGTATCGTTTTGGCAACGTGGAACGCGCGCTAACTAAGCGCTACGAAGCAAGTAAGGAGGAAAATTTTGTTCAAACAATTACGGACGAACTCGCAAAGGTAAAAAAGGACAAACAAACGTACGTACGAATACACGATAGCGGCGATTTTT